TATGTAGGAACTAACTCCTTTACAGTAGGCAACCTAGTTACAGTTACAGGAGCTACTACCCAGTCGTACAACGTTACTGGTAAAACTGCGGTTATTGCTGTTGCAGCTGCCTCGTACTTTAAAGTAGCGGGGTTCTATAACGGAGCCACCTCAACTGCCTCGGCTACTAGCTACCCTACTTACGTGACGGGCACTGGAGGAACTGCAGTTGCGGCAGTAACTGCTGACAGAGTTTCTGGTGGAGTTATTGATTACGCCAAGATTCCTGCGGTAATTACGGGTGGTTACGTCTACAACTTGGGCACGACCACTATCCCAAAGGGAGCCCAGATTACTGGACAAATCTCTGACAATGGAACTACTAAGAACATCATCTTTACTACGCTATCGGATAACGTTATTGACTTCCGTGGAAGTGCGAACGTTAACGCAATGCACGGTGAGGACGTATCCGTTCGTGCCGCAAACCTCAAGAACACCGTTGTAAAAGCGTATGACATTGATGGTGAGTTAATCGGAACTTCAACAGGACTGGCTGACCAGTCGTTTGCTTTGAGTGAGGTTGTTGTTCACACCTCATACGCTCCAGGCCTAAACAACTACATCAACTATGGTGTAGGAGATATCCGAGTATTTGTTGACAACGGTCTTGAGTACGAGGAGTGGGAGCGTGTTGAGTACACGATGGACTCAGCTTCATCTGACAAGGTGTTTGCGGTAAACGTAGATGAGAATGACAAGGTTCAGATTGAATTTGGCGACGGCATTAGCGGAGCTATCCCGCCTATGTCTGCATCAATTAAAGCTCAGTATGTTGCTGGTGGTGGCGTTATTGGTAACGTCCCTGCAGGAACTCTTGCTGTGTGGGGAGCACTTCCTGTAGGTGAGCCTGAAGCATCTGCTATTAGAAATAACGTATCAGCAGTAAACCCTTACGATGCGACAGGTGGTGTAGACCCTGAGTCAAATGACAGCATCCGATACAACGCGCCTCGTGCTATGAGAAGCTTGAACCGAGCGGTTACCTTGCAGGATTACGCAGACCTTGCGCTATCCGTTGGTGGTGTAGCTAAGGCTAAAGCTATTGCAGACCACGGAACATCCGTAACGGTGTACATTGCTCCTATATCTCCAGATAATTCAAACGATGTAACTCCTGGATATACTGGAGACATCTTGAGTGCAAACTTAATCACACTGAAATCCTCAGTGACCAGCTTCCTTAATGAAAGAAAGCAGATTGGAACAACCGTAACAGTGGTTGAGCCAAAGTATGTGCCAGTAACTCTTAGCCTTCAGTACAGCAGAGCGCCACAGTACTCAGCTACAGTTGTTGAAGATAACCTAAAGAAAGCTATTATCAACGACTTCTCCTACAACAACATGGTGTTCGGTGATGTCCTTACCCCTGAAGAAATTGAGTTTAAACTTCGACAGGTAGATGGAATTGTAAACCTGAAGGTCATCTCCGTGTTTAGAAGTAACGGAAGTGGGCGCAATAGCCTCGTGGGTTCACCTAATGAGATATTCTACTTCGATGGTGGTAGCATAACACTGACTTCAGCCAGCACTATCTCTACTGTTAGCGCACTAACTGTAACTGCTTCTGGTGGCGGCAGCAGCACCGTTACTTTGACTCCTGGTACCTGGAAGTCTAATGTCTACAGCTATGTCGGAACGCTACCAGCAGGAACCACATCTGTTACGGTAACTCCTACAGCTCAGTCTGACGTTGGTGGTGGCGTAACTTCTACCCTTGCAGTTAACAGCCGCATTACAGCTAGCGGTTCAGCAAGCACTTCAATCCCAGTAGTTGCTGGTTCTGTGAATACCATCCTAGTAACTGGTACTGCACAAGACGGAGTGACTGTAACCGCCTACAGACTATCTCTTAGCTAATGATTAAAGACGCCTATGGGAATACACGGTTCTACGGTCTTTACCGTGGAATTGTGTACAGGAATGACGACCCTGATAAATATGACCGTTTACAGCTAAAGATTCCTCAAATATTTGCGGACCAGCCTACTGGTTGGGCTTGGCCAGTACACACTCCTGGTGCGCAAATGATTATCCCAAATATTGGAGAGGGTGTCTGGGTACAGTTTGAGGGCGGGGATTCTTCATACCCTATTTGGAATGGGCAGTTTAAGGCCAGTATTGACCTAGGCTCTCCTACTGGTCCTGCGGGCCCTCCTGGTCCTGCTGGACCTCCTGGAAGAACTGGTGAGGGAGGAACTATTGCTAGTCACGGCTCTTTCTACTCTACCCTCGACCAGTACATCGTTTCTCCTACCGAAGGACAGGCAGTAAAGTTTTCGCAAACAAACTTAGCTAATGGTATTTCAGTTGAAAGCAACGGAAGCGCTCTAACAAGGATTACTTTTAGTAAACAAGGCGTTTATCAGCTTGCGTTTGCTGGACAAGTGTCAGACGCCGAAAGCTCCAGTCACACTCACTTTGTTAGTTTCTGGTTGGTAAAGAACGGAACAACTGCTTTAGCAACCGCTTTTGACACAATAACTGGAAAAGAGATTCCAGTACTAGTCAACTGGACCTATCAAGTTGAAGCTGCAGCGGGAGACTTTTACGAAATTTACTGGTCTGCGCCAGAGACTCACATCCTACTCAATTACCTGGGTACTCAAACCAACCCTACTCGTCCAACTGTTCCGTCCGCTTTCGTTGTTGTGTCACAGGTAACCTACACTCAAGCAGGTCCACCAGGTATAGATGGGGTTCAAGGTCCTGCTGGACCTCAGGGACCTGCAGGGATTATTTTACCAGAGGAGCAGTTTTCTCAAGTGTTCCTTATGATGGGAGCCTAATGGCTCGCGAGTTAGCACTGTTTTAAAAGAGTTTTCACGTCAAAATAGAATAGATATTTAGGAGATACTATGGGTTATCCCAATGACATTAAGTCCTTTACCTTCAAGGTAAACAACGTTGACAAGGTAGTAGCCGATGACGTTAACGTACTTTACACAGAAGTTACCGAAATTGAACGCCATCTAGGTGAGGGTGGAGCTGCTTACGGCTCAGGCTCCTGGGGGTCTGGAACTTTCTCAACCTCTATTACCAACTGGTATGACAATGGCGGTTTGAAAGCCAGGCTTCAGAACATTGAAGCGGGTGTTCTACCTGCATACAACGCTATTGGAACTATCGTAAGCAACCTTGGTGGTTCAACTATCAACACTTCAAGTGCGGGTGTAGTGGGGCTAACAATAAAGGCAGCTTCAACACCTACTGTCAACATCTTTAACGTAACTGACAGCAGCAACAATAGCCACATTAGAGTGACTAGCCAAGGCCGCTTTATAGCAACACTAATTGACGGTGGGACTGCCTAGCAATGCCTAGATTTAATGAGTTTCTATATAACACTGCGCTATATGGAGATAAAAGTAAGCTCCTGTTTAGTGCAGAGCCTATGGTTGCAACGGCAATTAACTACAACTGGATTGACGTTGGCTATTCTGTTCCTGATGGTGGAGAAGACGGTTACGTAGGATTTAGGATTGTTCGCAGCCAGGATGGGTATCCTGAGACTGAAGAAGACGGTGTTGTTTTATACGAACTCTTGGGTGTAGGTCTTCAGCCTGATGGAAAGACCATTAGTGACAACGCTGCAAAATGGATTCCATCTACTGGGCTTGCAGCTGGGACAACAGCACCGCTTCTTCAAGAAGGCCAGTTTGCTTACTACCGAGCATGGGTTCTTAAGACTCCAGCAGGAGACTGGGTTCCAGCGGGAGACTGCTACACGTTGCTTCCTAAAAAACACGGCCTCTCTGGGGGCTATGCGGTGCAAAGCGTACTAGATGGCACTGACATTATAGACAGACCTATAAACTTTGAAGTATCATCCTCTACTCATGACCGATTTATGTCCTACATTCCTTCAGTGTTTACATCTATGACTAACTCTGTGCTGGACGAGAGAAACCCTGCGGAGTACAGCGGCAACGAAGGAGATACTGGTGGCGAGCACAACACTCTTCTTTCTTCCTTCTTATCTGCATTCTCATTTACTGTTGATGAAATGCTGACCTTTGCATCTAACACTATGCCTCCAGCTGAAGGTGGGCAGTTCACTTCCCCTGAACTTCTGGCACTTCAAAGCTCTCAGTTCAGCATCCCACTAGATTCTCTGGGAGCCAGCAAAACTCAAAAGAGGCTTGTCCGTGACTCCATTAGAACTTACGCACGCAAGGGAACTACAGGCGCTCTTTTAGGTTTTGTGCAGGATGTTACTAACTATTCTGCAACAGTTACTGAATCAAGAAACAAAATATTAGGTCACGAAAATAGTACTTTTGATATTGAGGGTTGGGTTCCTGGCGACCCTGTGGGGTACTGGTTAGTAACTAGTTACTCTGGAACTACACCTACAGCTACAATCTCTGTAGATGCGACTCAAACCAGTGCAACAGTAGACACCGCAATTGACCTTACGTACTCAGCAAAGATAGTGACAACTGCCTCTGACGCAACTATTGCGCTGGGTGCTCAAACACCTATCACTAAAGGAGTTCCTGTTGTAGGAGGAGCGGTTTATCGACTGTCGTATCAGGGTAAGAGAGCGGGTTCTAGCGGAACTATTGCGGCTACACTGACTTGGTATGACAACCTCGGTAACGTGATTGCCCCTG